GCGGCATGATGATGCCCCAGCCCTGGCCTTCGTGGCCCTCGAAAGGCTTGACGTAATTGTCCATGAACTGCTGGCGTTGATCCTTGTCCATCGTGACCGGCGGCTTCCAGAACCCGCTGTTGCGAAGGCCCTTGGAAAACAGCCGGGCGGACGCCCGTTCCGCCGAGATGGCTGCGCCAAGCGAACGAGCGGCATAGGCGACGGGCGAAAGCCCCTCGTCCTCGTCGTTGGGTGCGAATCCCTTGATGTGGAAGACCTTGTCTTTCGGCAGGTCTTCGTTCTTGCCGCGGTCATTGAACCTATAGAACAGCCGGTCCGACGAATCGCGCAGCGGTGTGGTGTTTTCGGCCTTCATCGGCTGCAGGGCCACCAGCCTGTCACCGATGAATTTTTTCTCGGCATACGAATTGCCGAAGTCGCAAAGCGGGGCGATACGCCCTTCCCAGAACTCCACCGCCGTCTGATCGGCATTCGGCGTGATCTGAAGGATCTCGTAGAGCCGATGGTCCTTTCGCGCCGTGCGCTGATCATTCGATGCTGTCGCGAAGACGCCGGCGGGCAAGGTGGAAATCGTCTCCGAGATCAGCCGCTTCGCCGCCCACCATGTCGACAGCTTCATGGCGCTGTCCGGCGTCACGTTCTGGCCGGAATCGTGGTCGAAGCCCCACATCATACGCCACTTGTCCAGATCGGAGGTGACGTTCAACCGGCCGGTGAGCCATTTCCAGATCGCCATCTACATCACCGCGGCCGGTTGTGAGAGCCATGAAGCAAGATCGACACGTGGCTTTGCCTCCGGGTTCCAGCTCATCAGGATCGCCGCGCAAAGCATGGCGATGACGGGATCGATCTTGGTCCGGCCGGCAGCCTGTTTGGTTGCCATGTTGCCGTTGCCCTTGACTTCGATTTTCACATTTCCGACCGACCAGGCCATCATGGCCGAGCCGTCATGGCTAATCGAATTGTCGCTCAACTTGTGCTCCAGGCCCCACAAGGCCGGAGACAATGCCGGACCCTGGCGCAGCCGGTGCAGCATCAGCCCTGTGATTTCCTTCAAGGCCAGCGCGTCGACGAAGGCGGCGATGTTGTTAGGATCGAAGCCGACCGCGTTCTTTTCAGGCAGCAGGCCGGCATCGAGCAGTCGTTCGGCAATCGCCGCGATTTTCGCCACATAGGCCGAAACCTCGCACAGCGTGAGCGAGCCTTCCTCGACGAAGCCGAGCAGCCGCGGCGCAATCTCCTTACGGATTTCAAGCACCTTCGGATGCGCGAATGCATGGGTCCAGACCAGCCAGCGTCGCGTCACCTTCTCGCGACCGATGACGCAGACGCCGAACAGATCGTCGAGACCGCCGCCATCGGCGCCGACCACGGCCACTTCAGAGCGCCGAATCAGCTCTTCCAGCGTCAGCGTCTCGTCGGCGCATTCTTCCCAATATTCGGCACCGCGCCAGCCGTCGCCGGCGATGCCGACGCCGATCTCGATATTGAGATGCTGGCTGGCCCAGATCTGTTCCGTCTCGGCTGTCGCCGAGCCGTTGTTCTCGTAGTCCTCGATCAGGCGCTGCGGGCTGATCGAGCGGCCGATGTTCGGCAGCAGGTATTTCCAGTGTTTGCGATCGCGCCAGAACGTCTGGTCGCGCTGCTGCTCGGGAGGAAACTCGTATAGGACCGGCAGCATGATCGGCGCCTGGCCGCCCCTGCCGTCGCGTATCTTGCGCGCCTTGTCGAGTTCCGTCTTCCAGATACCGGCCGGCTGTTCGTCCGACTGTGTCGTGATCATCAGCAGTTGGCCACCCTGCATGGTGATGCCGCCGCCCCTGATCTGCTGCATGACCGCCGCGGCCTTCGCTTTCTTGCCCAGCTCGTGCACCTCGTCGATGATCGTCAGGATCGGTATTTCGCCGGTGACGATCGAGGTGTCGAAGGATTTGACGTCGAGCTTCGTGCCGGTCTTGCGGCGCTCGATGCATTTCAGGTGATCCTGCACCTTGAAGATGGCATCGAGCCGAGGATCGAGCCTGATCATGCCCTGCGCCTGGTCGAAACACCGTTCCGAGATGTTCTGGCTGGGCGCGACGATCAGCATCTGTCGGTTCGGCGCTTCCTCCATGAACAGCGCGGTCAGGCCGAGGGCGGCGACATAGGTCGTCTTCGAATTCTTCTTGGGAACCATGCAAAGCAGTTCCCAGACCAGGCGCTGCTTGGTGTCCGGATCCTCGCTCGCCAGGAAGGCGCACAGGATATCGCGGAACCATTCGCCACAGGCCTCAGACAGCGGCGGATTGCCGGGCACGTCTGGCAGCTTCAGCCTGTTGAAGAAAGCCAGCGCCTTGGCCGCCTTCTCCTGGTTGAGCGGGACATCGGCCATTGGCGTCTGTCCGGCCTTGATACGCTCCCACCAATCTGGACAGGCGAACCGCGGCAACGCCTCAATGGCGAGCATTTTGCGCGGCTGCTTCGCTTTCGAGCTCGGCCATCAGATCGGCGTCTGCGGCATGGGCGCGCTGCTCGTCGATCATCTTCTTGCCAATCTTGTCTTTCGATGCCGCCGGCTGGTCGCTGCCCTTGCCCATGGAAGCCTCGATCGTCATGCGGTCGTTGCGGTCGATCATGGCGCCGAGTTCACGCAAGGCCGTGACGTTGCCGGCATTGGCTTGCTCGAGGGCGATCTCAAACCGCCTGGCATCGAGCCGATCGCGCATTGCGTCGCGCTCTTTCATGTCGGCTCTAAAATACCGATTCAACGTCGCCGGCGAGATGCCAAGAGCGTTGGCGATCCGGATGTTGACCCAGCCCAGCGCCATCAACAGCTTGACTTTGTTGCGATCTTTTTCGGTCGGCTCATACGGCGGACGGCCGCGGTTACCGAAGCCCTCACGAACCGGCTGACCGAACAGGTCAAAATTCGGCTCCATCAGAAAAAAATCTCCGAATGTGGGGGACGCGGGTCCGGCGGGGAGGGGCTTCCGGACTTTCGACCCGCCCCCCCGGTTGGTCGGCGATGGTCAGTACCAGACGCCTCGATGTTGCAGGCTGACCTGCTCGGCCTTCTGCGCTTCGCTGTCGTGCCATTCCTTGGACACGGCTATCAGGTTGTCTTCATCCCAGAACAGCACCTCGTCGCCACGATGTTCCTTGTCGTGGTGGATGACTGGGCTGTTCGGGGCAGGGTGCTTGCCGATCAGCAGCACGCCTGTCTTGCGGCAGGTGTACATGTCGCGAAGCAGGATGCGCTGCCGCACCTGCTGCCAGCGTGCGGTCTTATACCAGCGCCGCCAAGGCGCTGTGTTGCTGCTCATTGTCTGGAATCTTTTCCATTGCGGTGAAGCTGCTCGCTTCACCTGGGTCCGCCTGGCGCTTCCCTCATCCTCACTGGGATGGGTGCGAACACAGCCTCGGAAGCGAATGTGCTTCACGGTTCGGATCGTCCTAGGACGGACTCGCTATTCTGTCTTGCTGAGATTCGCAAGGGGGATCATCGCCGACACGGTGCCGCCGAACAGCATTATGTCGACCCAGAGGGAGGCGTCATTAGCCTCCCGCGATACCGTGCCTTTGCGACCAGCCAATGCGCCATCGGTCACCGTCACTCGATCACCTTCGGCTATAGGCTTGCGCCTCTTCATCTCCTCGGCTGCAAGCTTGCGGCGCTCACGCTCTGAGAGCTTGAGGAAAGCACGAAAGCCATTGATATCGCTTTCCGAAACAGGCTTTGGCTGCATCCATCCGCCGACGATGTCGACAACCTCATCCACTGCCTTGATGCCGATCAGAACACGGTCGGTGTCCGAGACGTAGATCATCAGATAACCGGGCAAAGCAGGGTTGTCCTGTTCTTCCCGCTTGGCCTTGGAACGACCTCCGCGGCGCTTGGGCTGTGTGCTGTCGACCGGCAACCACGTTTCCACGAAGAGTTTCCGCAGAGCTTCATCCACAGCATTTTCATGACCAACCGAAACGCGAAGAACGTACCAGCAGCGCACCGGTCCTGATTCGCCGGCTCCCGCCAGCAGCGCTTGTGCCCTTCGGCTCATGCCCTGCTGCCTGTCCGATTCGGCATAGCAGCGGTCGAGATTGATCACTTCCGCATCACTCAGCCGCTTCACGTCCGCCCGCATCATGGTTTCCTCGCACCGCTTGTTCAAACGTTTCCAATCCTGCCGGCCCGCCAGCCGGCATCCACACCCATTCGACGTGTCCCGGTGCAGGCAGCCAGGGCCAGCCGCGCCGATGGTGCTCGACCTCCCACTCCGTCCAGCGATCGGTGCCGACACGGACCTGCTCCATCATCTCGGCCAAGGGCTGCAGCGTTGCCGCCACCGTCACGCCACCGCCGAAGCGGGCACGGTCGTGCATGGCGTTCACCGCTGGCCATCCGTGCTTGGCCTGACGCTCCAGCTGCAGCGCTTCGCCGTCCATGGTGCCGGCCGCAATTGCGTCCTGCTGGAACCGCGTCATTGGCGGCATGGCGGCTTTCGGCCCGGTCAGCAGTTGCTTCATCCGGGCTGCCTGCCACAGCTTGCCGAAGGGTGCCGCGGTGGCTTCTTGCGCCGGCGCCGTCGCTGCGGCCAGACGCGGCAGGAACGGCACCCACATGCGGTCCTTGATGAAGGTGGCCACGGCGCAGGCCTGCTTGACGCCGGCCTTGCGGCACTCGGCCAGGAACAGCGGCACGCACGGTGCGCACTCGGCTTGGTCGGCGGCGGAAAGCTTGAACCACTCGGCCAGCATCGGCGGCTTGGGCGAGACGTCGAAACGGTCCCATCCCTTGAACGATTTGTAGAAAAGCGCCTCTGATCTTCGTCGATCCTCGCGCTCGCGCTCTCTCTCAAAACTACTGTCAGGTTTTGCTAAACCATCAGTATTTACTAGTGTTGGATTCACCGTCGACGGCATCACCGTCGACGGGTTTTCAGTCTGCGGCAAAGATGCAACACCTTCGCCGGCGGCACTGTCGCGAAGCTCGCGCGGCTCGTCGAAGATGACCAGCGAAAGCTTGCCGAATCGCCCGTCTTCGCGCTCCTGTTCCTTGTCGGCATAGCCGTGCTTGACCAACTCGTTGACGATCTTGCGCGCCTTGTCGCGCCCGCAGCCGCCGCGCCTGGCGATGTCGCCGAGAATGACGGTCCAGTTGTCCGGCTTCGACAGGAGATAGCCCAGCAGCCAGCGCGCCTCCATGGAGAGGCGCACATCTTCGAACACGTGGTTCGGCACCGTGGTGTAGCGGGCATTGCGGACGCCGCGCCGGATGGTGGCTTCCTCGCTCATGCCGCCCTCCGATTGGACAGCGGCAACGGCATCTGCCAAGGGGCAGGAGGTAGCGCGATGGCAATTCCGACAGCATCACAGTAGCGAGCTGCTTCGGTCCAGGAATTGGCATTACGGCCTTGTTTGCGCGCCGCATCGCTCCAGGCCATGCTGTCGGCGCTGTAGAGCAGGGCTCTGACGCCGGGATGGCTGAGCGCGGTGAGCTTGATGCCGAAGCCATGCAGCCGCAGATCGGCCCGCGCGGCATGGATGGCGCTCAGCACCTCGACGATGCGTGCCGGGTCGCCATTGCGCTTGCACACCGAGCCGACACCGACCCACATGTCGGGTTTCAGCCGGTCGCCATACATCTCGATGTGCCGGACATAGTCCTCGGGCGCATAGCCCTGCAGGACCGGCAGGATCGGAAACGGCAAATCTTCCGCGACCAGTAAGTCGTAGCGCTCGATGGTCAGCTTCTGGTGTTCGATTATGGTCAGGCCGGTGCTTTCCAGCGCAATCGGCTCGCACATGTAATCCTGCGCCACGGCGCCAACGATGGTGGCGACGCCATCGGCATGAAGACGGCGCAGTGCGGCGGCGTATTCGGCCACGCTGCTGCGATAGCCGCCATGCTTAACCACCTCGGTAAAAGCACCGCTATCGATCAGCACCTCGCCGCAACCGAGCGGCTTTTTGCGGCCGAGCAACCGCCGCCAGCTGATACAAGCGCGGCCGAAATGCTGACCATCGGATGGCTGGTGTAGTCCGACGTAGAAGAGGACTTCGCTCATTCCGCAGCCTCCGCAAAGGCATGCCGCACCAGCCCATCGCAGCCACCGCCCATGCCGGCGGAGAGAACGACCGTCATCCGGTTGTCGAGTGAAAAGGGTGCGTTCATCGTTCCGCCTTCAGCCATGCGGCGAAGCTGGCGCGCAGCGCTTTCCACGCTTCGCTTGCCGCCCCGCCATTGTTGAGTTCTTTTCGCGATTGCACGCCGAGCAGGCTGCGCACCTTTTGCGCCACGCGCTCGTCGGTCAGTGGCTTTTCCAGCCCATGCCGCTCATGCAGGAACACCTTGAACGCCGGCTCCTGGCACTTCATGCCGCACTCGGCGGCGAAGTTTTTCACGTCGCTCGCCGCCGGTTCGCCGCGCTGCTCGATCTGGCGGCGTGGCGCCGGCTCGCCCCTTAAGTCACGGATCTTGCCGAACGCATCGTCGAGCAGCCGCAGCAGGAAGGCCACGGTGTCCGGCGCATTGCAGACGAAGTCGATCTCGTCGACCGTCGCGGCATCGAAGCGCAGCAGCACCAGCAATTCGCCCATCTCGCCGCGCGCCTCTACGAAGGCTCCGGCCTCGCCATGCACGCGCGTCCAATCGGCCGGCGCGATGGCCGCGAGTGACTCGCGGATGGCGAGCAGCTTTGTCGCGTTGGGCGAGAGAACGGCGGCGTTCATGGCATGCGCCCGTGTTTGCGCATGGCGCGGCCCAAGACCTTCGCCGCCCGTTCCAGCGATTTACGAGCGGCGATCTCGCCTGCACCGAACTTCGCCTGCGCCAAACGGTCGGCCGCGCCGGCAACCTGGCGACACGCCTCCATGATGTCGTCATCGGCCTTGCTGATTGTCCTCGGCTTTGCTGCCGGGATCGCAGCCGCTATTCGCTCGACCTCCGCCATCAGCATTTCGCGCACCACGGGCGCCAGCGCGCGGGCAAGGGGATCGACTTGTCTGCCGAGCGCGGTCATGAAGCACCTCCCGCGAATTCAGCCAGGCCGGCGCGGAACAGTTCGGCACTGGCGGCGAGATCAGCGGGCGGCATGCCTGCGGCATCGCGCACGGCGAGACCAAGCGAAAGCCGCAATGCGACGAAGTTCCAGCCGGCTTCGAACCCAGCCCGGCGACAGGCGGCTGCGATGACCTCGTGATATTTGAGGATCACGGAATCGGGCATGCGGAGCAGGGTGTCGGCGCGCGCGCGATCACCATCGGCATCGTGCAACTCGCGCAGGATCGGGAGCATGAAATCGGTCATCCATCCATCCTCCCGATTGATGATCTCCGCCAATTCCTGCGACTGGCGGTCTTGTTCGGCCTTCCAAGAACCAGTCATCGCGCATCGCCTTCATGCCGCGTTTCACATGGAACGCATGCTGTAACAGGTTGACTAAGCAGTGTTTTCCGCGTCACACGGCGGCGTTTCACATCGGCGAGATAGAAATCCATCGGTCGCAGTCGAAGCGCCTTGCAAAGGGTCAGGAAGCTGCCCACCGTCAGGTTTGAGCGGCTCTGCTTGGCCCGTGTGATCATGGCGACGTTGAGCGCAGGGAAGGCGTCCACAGCTTGGCGGACAGAGACGCCGTCAAGACGGCGGCGCACGGTTGCGGCGAAGCGGTCGCGGTCGAACGGGTCAGCCATTGCCGGCCTCCCGCAGCTTGCGGTCAAGCGCACGCTTCAGCTCCTTCAACTGGCGTTCGGTCTCAGGATCCGGTGCGCGCTCTTTCGGCTCGGGATAATGTGCATCTCCTCGGAGCCGCTTCGCCTCGATCGCGGCTGCATAACAACCTGCTGAATTCTTATCGGGATCGTATTGGGGCGGCTCGCACGGTGCGTGCTTTCCGCCGCCAAAGATGTATTCCCGCCACGGCGTCCAACACCAGGTACCGTCACGGTAGCGGAAAAATCCCCACTTTCGTGATGGTCGCCCAGTCCAGACGATGGTGATGATCTTGCGCCCATCGAAACACGGCAGAGGCGGGGCTCCACGCACCCGCCCGGGCCAGTCGTGCCACCATTCTCCTGAGAAGCGCCCCAGAACCCTGTGCAGGTATCTGGCATTGCGGTGGTGGATGCGAAACGCGCGAACCAGCCTTCGCTTGGTAGCCCATCCCATCTTGAGGGCCACCATTGGCAACTCGGCATGATCGCGATCACTTTCGAGTATCGGGAGCGTGAACTCCTCGACGTAGCTGGTCAGCGGGAACGTCCAGAAATCCCACGGATGGTCATGAGGATTGGGATCGGCATCGCCACGATGGAAGATGTGCAGGCGCAGCCGGCCAAACCATAGACGGGTCATGTACGGCGTCGAATACTCGCCGTCGGTGCCATAGATCGTTTCGCAGCCAAGGAAGGTCACTCCGCCGCCTCCGCAACATTGCCACCGATCACAAGCTCATCGCCATCCTCGCCGTAGGCGTAGAGCAAGCCGTCGTCGAACCCGTTCCATTCGCGTGCAAGGTCGTCATCGGACAGGGTGAGCAACCGATCACGCAGTGCCCGCAACGTGCGCCGGTTGGTGGTTCGCGCCTCGGCGATCGTTTCCGCCACGGCCTCGCGATATTTCTGCTTGCCCTTCGCCTCGACGGCCTGGTCGATCTCATCAATGCCCAGCATGTCGAACATGGTCGGCACGGCGCGCTTGGCTTCCGCCTCGCGGCAGTAGCGCGTGCCGTCGCGAAAATAGGTGTCGGAAAGTTCGGAGGCCTGCCCGCGCCGGCCCTTCAGGATGGCGCGATAGGGCACGGTCATCAGCCCGCCGAACGGGTCGTAGACGATGTCGCCGGGATTGGAGTAGCGGTCGATCAGCCGGTCGACGATGTCGAACTGCAGCGGGCAGACATGCTTTTCCAGGTTGCGGAACGCCTGCTGCCCGTTCAGCGTCAGCATGCGCACCACGTCCGTCCAGATTGCCGGATGCTTCGAAGGCGGATCGAGCGTCATGTAGGTCTTCGACAGGCTGTCGCGCGCGGCCAGTTCCTCGCCCAGCTTCACATGCATCTCGAAATCGTAGATCGCCTCTTCCGAGACTTTTTGGAACAGCGTCCGCAGCGGCTTCGGCCCGAGCCGTACAAGCTCATCGGTGGTCAGCAGCCGGTCGCCTGACGACGGCCAGAAGGCGTGCGCGTCGAGCTGCCAGCGCGCCAGCGTGTAGCCGCTGTCGGGCACCTGCGGCCGGCGGTCGCCATCGCTCCAGCGCTCGTGCTGGCCATCGGCCGCAACCACCAGCGGTTTTGCATGCGCCACCGGCTGGTCGGCATAGCCGCGCGACAGGTCGCTCTGCGGCCGGCGAAACAGCAGCACATATTCCGGACAGCCGACGCCCATCTTGGTGGCGTCCTTCATCATCTCGGAATAGGTCAGCCGGTAGGTCTGGTTGTTCTCCTTCACCACGTCGGTGGCGATGGTGATCATGCCGATGTACTGAAAGCCGTGCTTCAGATAGTGGAAGATCGCCTCGGCGTGGAACGGCGACACGGTGGGCACGCCTTCACCGGTCACCGAGCCGAACAGCACCCGGTCCTTGACATGGATACAGGCCAGCCGGCCGGGCTGCAGGATGCGCAGCAGCTCCGGCGTCAAAAAGTCCATCTGCGCCCAGAAATGGTCGTTGTCGTCGGTGTGGCCGTAGTCGTTGTAGCTCGCCGTGTATTCGTAGTGGTTGGCGAACGGGATCGAGGTGACGATCTCGCCGACGCTGGCGCTTGCCGTCTGGCGCGCCTCCAGCACCGCATCATTGTGGGCGATGACGAACATGTCGCCGCGCTCTTCACGTCTAGCGACGCCGATCGAGCGTGATAGCACGTCGTCGAGCGGCAGGCCGTCGAGTCCATAGCGGAGGATGATCTCCGCCATGCGCGCCATCAGCCGCTCATGCTCGGCCCATTTGCCTTCCAAGTTGCGGCGCACCTCGCGCTCGGCTTCCGAGAAGATGATGTCGATGCGGCATTCCTGCAGCTGGCCGAAGCGCACGATGCGGTGCACCGCCTGGATGAAGTCATGGAACTTGAAGCCGACGCCGACGAAGATCGCCCAGTGGCAGTGTTTCTGGAAATTGTTGCCGGCCCCCGACATTTCCGGCTTGGTGGCCAGGTATTTGAACTTGCCGTCCTTGAAGCCGATGGCGTTCTGTTCGTTCGGGTCCAGCCCCTGCGTGCCATAGATCGAGCGCACGCCCGGCACCACCGCCTCGATCGCCCGCCGCTCATCCTCGAGGTCGTGCCACAGCAGGGCGTGCGAAGCAGGATCCTCGGCAAGCAGCGCGCTCATCTTGTCGATGCGGGCTGCCAGGCTGTCGCGCTTGGCGGCACTGGCCTGCACCACGCCGAGCGCCGTGTTGCGGATCAGCAGGCCTTGCCCATCGCGGTCGTAACCGGCCGTCGAATGGTCGATCGGCACCTCGTGCCAGTTCACCGTCACCGCCGGCAGCACATAGCCGTCGTCGGGAAAGCCGAGATCCGACGGCGATTGCAGGAACACCGCCCAGCTGTGCACCCACAGCCAGAACTCATCTTCCTTGTGCGGGAACAGCGTCAGGTCGCCGGCCGTCTCCGAATTGCGCTGGAAGAACCGCGTCAGCGCCTGGCCGGTGTCCATGATGCCGAGGAAGCCGGCATAGTGAATCAGTTCCTTGGTCCGGTTCGGCGACGGCGTCGCCGTGGCGACGAACTTGAAGCGCACCGCCTTGAACAGCGGCAGGAATGTCTGGAACGTCTTGGTGCCATAGCCGCGCAGCACCGCCGCCTCGTCCAGGCTGGCGGCAACGAAGCGCGACGCGTCGATCTTGCCGGCCAGCACGCTTTCATAATTGGTCAGGTAGATCGTGTCGGCGCTGTCGACCTCGGCATCGCTGCGGATGAATTTCAGCGTGACGCCGAATTCACCCTGGAACCGCTCCGCCGCCTCGGCGAAGAACTCATGCCGCACCCCCAACGGAATGACGATCAATCGCAGCCCGGGCGCGAACTTGCCGATCAGGCGCATCAGCTCGATCTGCATGAACGTCTTGTGCAGCCCGAACGACGCGAAGATGCCGCGGCTGCCGCCCTTCAGCGCCCAGCGCACGATCGCCCGGCAATGCGGGGCACCGGCCGGGTTGATGTCGTCGAGTGCTACATCGAAGCCGTCGGCTTTCGCCAGCTGCATCTTGCCGCGCAGGAAGGTCAGGTAGGGATCGTCGGAGGCGAGCGCGTTCATGCCGGCACCGCCTTGATGT